GATTTTCTGGACAATATGGACACCACCGCAGGTGGTGAGTCTTCCAAATACAAAGGGTTCTGTGTGACAAACGCAGAAGGGCCATTTGATCCGTGTGATGAGTATCCTGCCGCAGAACTTGTGATGGCAGAACCTATCGGTGGTAGGAAGATACTGAGGTTGATTCCGGAGTCTGCGAAAGGTAAGTGGACTATGTTTGGTGGGAACTATGCGGGTACGAGTGACTCAAGGTTCTCAAGACTTTGTGACCAGTTACTTGGTGGTACGTTCTACGGTGCGGTTGCAATTCACGACAGAGTGGAGGGATAGAGATGCATAGTAAAGCCCATAAATTTGAACCAAACGAGATGTGGTTTTCGTTACTTGGAGTTGCTCTGGTGACTCTAATGTATCTATTGTTTGTCGAGTTTGCGTTGAACATACCCGATGTTCATACTAGTAATTCCACTGGGGAATGTGTTACGGTCATCAACTACGATGAAGATGATCAATTCTCCTGTGAGAACCTACCACCCAAGTACAACCACGTTTGGGTTCAGTAATAAAAAGTGTGAATATTATAGCAAAAAGATCTAAAAAAAGTATTGACACCAACCCCGTTTCGTGAGATAATACTACTGTATTTTGATGATGAGAGAGTGATTTATGAAAGAGATGATGATTGAGAAGTTTGCTGCGGAAGGTTTTGAGTTGACTGTTGATGCGGAACGTCCTTTTGCGATGTGTGTGCGTCCTTCACCTCGTGCCCGTCTGGGTTACAAGATTGAGTTCAACTATGTGTTCGGTAGTTTCGAACGAATGAACCAGTATCTTGAAGAGTTTCTTGCGGGTATTGAACGTGCGAAGAAAGTCAAAGAGGAACGTAAACTTGAACGTGCCGCACAACGTGCTGCTGCCAAGGTTGCGACCAATGTCGGTGACATCTTTGTTGCGTCTTGGGGTTACGAACAGACTAATGTCGATGCCTATCAGGTTGTTGAGAAGAAAGGTGCGACTGTGACTCTGCGTGAGATTGCCCTTCAGACTGTTGAAGGTAGTATGGTCAGTCACGGGATGGCAGATCAGGTTGTCCCTGTCAAAGATGAGTTCATTGGTGCCCCGTTCAAGAAACGACTTACTGGACGTGGGATCAACATCGACAGTGTTCGATATGCGAGTCCCATGGGTGAACGAGAGAGTTTTTATCGCAGTTGGTATGCGTGAGTTTTTAGAGGTGTGTTGTGAATGATTATGTTTATTACTTAGAGGAGAACGGAGAGTTCCTACCTGAGTTGTGTTTCGAGAGTGAGGAAGCTGCGATAGAGTATGCAGAAGCGAACGGAATGAATAACTATCAAGTGATAGAGTGGGACGTGGACTAGACGCTAAATTGGTAATGATTCCTATGGATGGTTGATTGCTCCCCCCTTTCCCATCACTCTTCGGGGTGGTGGGTTTTTTTTAATTTTATTTGGAAGATATATACTTCTAGACATCCTCAAAACACTATATACATTAAAGGTGAAAAAAATTATGGTACACTATACAGTGAAACAGGTCTACGAGATCTTAGAAGAATTTGAAGCACAAAAGAGCAAAGCGAAAAGGAAGGAAGTACTATTGAAGTACGGTGATAATCCTGCACTAAAAGATATCTTGAGAGGCACTTTCGATGACTCTCTCCAATTCCTTTTACCAAAAGGAAAACCCCCATACACTCCGAACAAACCGGAGTCGGTACCCTCTACCCTACTCAAAAAACACAAAGAATTTGGATACTATGTGAAAGGTGGGCCAGGCAGAGATATGCCTGCGTATAAAAGAGAAAACATGTTCATACGCCTCTTGGAGTCTATTCATCCCGAAGATGCGTTAATAGTTTTATCCATGGTGAACAAAGAGTCACCAGTGAAGTACCTAACCAAAAAATTAACAGAGGAGACCTTTCCAAACCTAATTCAAACCTAATTCCTATTAACTAACCAATGAGGTGTTGATGTCAGAAAAACAATTAGAAAGACTAAAGCGTGATAGTCATGAGTTGGATCATTATATCCAACGTTTGAAGAAAAAAGGACGGGATGACCTAGTTTACAAACTCTCGAAGAAACAGGCATTCCTTAATCAAACAATTGTTGATCAACAAGTGACTCAACTAAGGTAGGTGATCCATATCTCTTCACCCCACATAGGTGGGGTGTCGTATGGGGAAAGAGTAAATTATGCCAATATATGAATTTAAAAATAATGAGACCGATGAAGTGACGGAAGTCACAATGAGAATCTCCGAGTACGATGATTTCCTAGAATCGAATCCGCACTTAACCAGATACTATTCAGGTGTTCCGTCACTTGTCACTGGTAGTACATCCGCACTGAGAACTGCAGGAGACGGTTGGAAAGACCATCTCAATCGAATCAAATCAGGATCCGGTAGATCCAATACGATTAAGACTTAATCTATGACCAAACCACAAATTTTGAAGATCGATCATCTTCGGAGTATCGAACCTCTTACTATGTCCCAAGAAGTTGTTTTCAAAGCATGGGACGAAGGTAACCATCTGGTCATGTCTGGAACGGCAGGATCAGGTAAGACCTTTCTTGCACTGTACCTCGCACTAGAAGATACACTCGACAAGAGTACTACATTCGAGAATGTAGTCATCGTCAGATCTATCGTACCCACACGAGAGATTGGTTTTCTGCCTGGCACACTGGAAGAGAAGATAGATGCATACACTGGGCCATATCGACAAATATGTACGGAACTGTTTGAAGACACAGGTGCATATGATAAGTTGTCAAAGAACGGATCAATAGAGTTTATCTCTACATCACATATCCGTGGTACAACAATCAGTGACTCAATCATCGTAGTTGATGAGATGCAGAACTTGACATTTCACGAGTTGGACTCTATAATTACACGAGTAGGTCAGAATTGTAGAATCATCTTCTGTGGTGATTACTATCAGTCGGACTTTACTAAGAGTAATGATAAGGCAGGGATCAATCAGTTTACTGCGATCCTAGAGTTGATGAAGAAGTTTACTATGGTAGAATTTAGTTGGGCAGACATCGTAAGATCAGACTTCGTGCGTGATTACATAATGACCAAGGAGTCGATGAAGTAATGTTCAACATGAATTACCTTGAGGACTACTACGAAGACATGTACGTCCGGAGAGGGGATGGCACCTGCAAGTATGAGACAGACTTGGTGTGGTACTTACCTAACATCATGGCGACATGGTTGAAACAAGAATCTATTATAGATACTAGCGTAGCAGAAATTGGTATAGGTAACGGACTACTATCTAAGGCATACTTTGGTAACGAAGAACCCACATGGGATGGATACGATTTGTCGTATCGTGCGTGTAGGGAGTCTGAAGGATTGTACAAGTACATACAAAAACATGATATCAATAAGTCACCATTACCGCATAAATATGATTGTATTTTGGCGTGTGGTGTTTTTTCGTGGTATCACTTAGATCATACTTGTATTGAAAACATATACAACAGTCTAAATACAGACGGTATATTGATAGCGTCTATTCCGAAAGGAAGAGGGTATTGGAAAGAGAGTGGACTGGATAGACAAATACACTTTGATGTTGTTATGGAAACACACACGTTTCAGTCAGGTAAATTTGAACAACTATCCAGTAAAAAAGAATGGCAACACCATCAAATAAAAGTATTAAAAAGGAAAAATAACAAATGAACAGAGAAGCAGTTTTCGAACAATTAAAAATAGATGAGGGGGTTGTATATGAAGTATACAAAGATCATCTTGGATATGAAACTTTCGGAGTCGGGCACTTGGTGCTTGAATCGGATCCTGAACACGGAGAACCAGTTGGAACGCCCGTATCAGAAGATAGAGTCAGAGAGTGTTTCGAACTCGACCTTGACCTTGCAATATCAGAGTGCAATGCTTTATTCGGAGATTCAACGTTTGAAGGATGGCCCGATGAAGTCCAGCAGGTATTGGTCAACATGATGTTTAATATGGGACGCACCCGTCTGGGTGGTTTCAAGAATTTCCGTGCCGCTCTCGAAGAGGGTGACTGGAAAAGGGCTGCTGTGGAAGGACGTGACTCACGTTGGCACAAGCAGGTAACTAACCGTGCAGAACGGTTAATGGAACGATTGGAGAACGTTAACTAAACGTCAAGGAAAATGGCAAAATATACTCGTCACGATTCACGTAACAAGAAACGTAACAGTCATAAGAATCGAACCAAGTTTGATTCTGGGTATAAAATGAAAGGATCTGATTACAACAGATCCCGTGATAAAAGGATTGTAAATGAACGCAATATTTCAGTACATGGTACTCAACCCTAATGTAGATGAGAGGGGTACCATTGAAGGAAGATCTAGAACTCAGGTATACCGAGAAGTAGCGGATATATCTCGTAGATCTTTTCTAGAGTATGCAGATAAAATTGATGCTGAATATCACTATTCAGACGAACAGGTATATACTGCAGGTCATGATGATGCAACTGCGCTTTTATTTGAGTGTATGAGAATCGTCTATGATCCGATGTTTGACAAGTATGATAAAGTACTTTTTGCCGACACTGACATTGTAGTCAACACCGAAGAGAACATCTTCGATCTCTGTGAGGACGGGGATGTTTTTGGTGTACTAGAATCTGATATCATCACCCACAGTGGGGGTGGATACAATTCATGGGACTACAAAGAGAAGGTACTTCGAGAGTTCACTACGAAACTCCAGATGCACGATATTCCTATCGTCCCATCCCTACCACCTAGTAGACCATCCAAGATAACTATCCTGAATACAGGTATTGTCGTATGGACACGTGAAGCACGTTTACGTGCACGTGAGGTGTTTATGGATTGGACAGAATGGTTCTATGCAGAACCCAAGTTCCACATGTCAGTAATGAACGATCAACCCTATATCTCAGGTCAGTTGATGAAACACGGTTTTGATCTAAACACCGATGCACTGGATCAGACATGGAACGACTCCCCCCATTATGCAACAGAAGATGAGTTCTTCGAGAAAGCGAAGATGTGCCACTACACTGGTGGTGGATGGAAGATCGATATGTTGCGTCACTACGATGAAAATAAATTCAAAATATTTGCAAATAAAGCTTGACTCTTGTATTGAAAACGTGTTATAATTACCCTGTAATTGAGAAAAGTGAGGTTAAATGATGATTAATGATATTGAAAAGTACTTCGAGTCTTTGGAAGAAGAGTCTAAGACTAAAGGTCTAGACGAAGGTATGGTCAACTACGCATATTGCTACGGTGTCGTAAAGGCACAGTTGGACTTTGCATTGATGGGTGATCGCCAACTTGAAATTATTAAGGGTAATATCAAGGAAGAAATTGAGAACTACAGCAAGCAATTGGAGTTAAATATATGATGAAAGAAAAAGTGATCCTTACGGATTGCGATGGAGTGATCCTTGACTGGGCCCATTCTTGGAAAGGATGGATGTCTAGACAAGGTTATAAAGTAGTAAACGATCAAGTTTATGACGTTTCGGAAATGTATGGTTTACCGAAACACGAAGGTAAGAAACTAGTAAGACTGTTCAACGAGAGTGCATGGATCAGAAAGATCCCACCTCTCAGAGACGCAATGAAATACGTCAAGAAGTTGCACGAGGAACACGGTTATGTGTTTCATGCAATTACCAGTCTCAGTAATGACCAGTACGCACAATACCTAAGATGTAAGAACCTTGGTGAGTTGTTCGGTAAAACTGCGTTTGAGAAATACATCTACCTAGACACTGGTGCCGACAAGGATGAGATCCTGAGTCAATACGAAGGCACTGGTTGTTACTGGATAGAAGACAAGGTTGAGAACGCAGAAGTCGGTCAAAGATTCGGTTTGAATTCTCACCTGATCGCACACGACTTCAATGCAGGGGATCATGGTATCCCTAGAGTCGCAAACTGGAAAGAACTCTACGAGATAATTACCGGATAAATAACCTCAGTTAATAACGAGGTTTTTTATGAGATACGCAGGGTTTAGTGAATACTATCATGATGCAGCTTTATCTATTGTCAATCCGGACGGTACGATAGAGTTTGCCTCTCATGCAGAGAGATTCTCTAAGAGAAAAAATGATTCGATGATTCCGGATGCACTCTGGGATTACACCGATAAGAATGATCACCTTTCTTTCTATGAGAAAGTTGCATGGAAGCAAACTCATAGATTCGATCAAAGGTTCAACAAAGTCCATATATCAAAACCCGAGCGTCACGAGCAAATCCCCGTGTACGAAAGTCTTGCGTATGATGTTGACTGGGAACATCACAAGTCACACTGTGCATCTGCATTCTACACACGTCCATGGAAAGATCGTGAAACAACCGTCATGGTCTCTATCGATGGTGTAGGTGAGTTCCAGACTGCGACCATCTACGACCACAACTTCAATCTAATCAAAGAATGGCACTACCCTAAGTCGGTAGGACTAGTCTACACAACTGCCACCAAAATGTTGGGTTTACGTCCACTTGAGGATGAGTATGTTGTTATGGGTCTATCATCCTATGGTGAGGCACCTGAAGAGATCTACGGTAGACTTATTAACTGGTACGAACATACACCACGTATTAATCCTCGTATTCAAAACAAGGAAGTAATAGATCCGGAAGAGGGAGATCCCTTGTTCTGGGAAATGAGGAGAATGCAAGAAGATTGGGTATCACGGTATTCGAAAGAAGACTTTGCCGCAGGTATTCAAAAGTTTGCAGAATGGGCAATCATGCAGATCATGCAAGACGCATCATTACATGGTAGGAAACTAGTCTACTCTGGTGGATGTGCACAGAATGTTGTTACCAATTCAAGACTCTTTGAACTCTTTGAAGAGGTACACATTGCAGTCTCACCTACAGATGCAGGATCCTCTCTGGGTGCTGCCGCAATGTCTTGGGAGAAGGCGACTGGAAAAGATCAACTGATATGGACACCTTATCTTGGTTACAACATAGAAAGAGAGGTAAACCCACGTCTTGTAGTCGATCATCTCTTAGAACACAAAGTATGCGGTCTGGCGAACGGTAAAGCAGAGTTCGGGCCACGTGCGTTAGGTAATAGATCTCTGATCGCAGACGTGCGTTCTGACGTACAAGACACAGTAAATGGTATCAAACGCAGACAAAAATATCGTCCCTTCGCACCTGCAGTTCTAGAAGAGTATGCTTATAAATACTTCGAAGGGCCAATGAATGAGTATATGCAATACACATCAAAGGCACTTCATGATTATAAGTCGGTAACTCATGTAGATGGTACTGCACGAGTTCAAATAGTCCGTAAGGATTGTGAGTCCGTCTTTAGGAAGGTGATAGAGGAATACTATGAAAGAACTGGTGTTCCTATGTTACTGAACACATCATTGAATATAAGGGGGAGACCCATGGTCAATGATGAACATGATGCTGAACTATTTGAAGAAAAGTATGGGGTAAAGGTTTTTTGATGCAGTTTGTGAAGAGATATGCTTTGCATCCTCGTGCATACTTTAGGTTTAAAGATCTAATGTTAGCGCACATGCGGAACATAAAGGAAACACATAATTGTCAGTTTGCGAATATGGCATACTCAGATTATAAACTTCCTTTTAAGATTGATTATAAACCACCATACTGGGATGAGGCAAGTTCACTCATAAATGATGCGCTGTTGAATTACGCTAAAACTTGGGGATGCGAAGACATAAAGATTGTAAGTATGTGGTTCGCAGAGTACGAGACTGGGAACAATTTTAATTGGCATACCCATGAAGGATGTAATTTATCAGCGGTACTACAGTTGCATGGTGGAAGTAACACCGCAACTGAGTTGTATGGAATTGAAGATTTGAAAATCGCTGCAGGGGATTTTGTGATTTTTCCTTCTATGTTACCGCATAGAGGGCCACAAGTTACAGGACATAAGATCTGCATAGGTTTCAATCTATCAATGGGAGGAAGTGTCTTACATAATGAATAACACCACAATTATAATTAAGGGTATTCAATATGTCGGAAGAAGAAATTAAGTCTGCAGGTCACCATCCTGCTGATACAAACGGAGACGGTAAAGTCTCTAAAGAAGAAGAACAGATGTATCTGGAGTTTAAGAGAAAGGAACTCGAAGATGCGGATGCGATGCGTGACGCACAACGTAGTATGGCATGGTTCTCTTTATGGGGTATGTTGTTATATCCTATCTTAGTAGTAGGTGCAAATCTAACTGGTCTAGAGAAAGCCGCAGATATACTTGGTGATATGGCAGGAGTTTACTTCATTGCCGTTGCAGGTATTGTAGCAGCGTTCTTTGGTGCTCAGGCGTGGTCTGGTAAAAAATAGGTAGACAATCATGGTAGAAATCGGAGCGGCATTATCAATTGCCAGTTCTGCTTTTGGCATGATTAAGAG